ATTTTCAGCCTTACCACTATCGGGTGTTGTTCCTGTACCTGATGTTTCAAGTTTACTGTTATCAGTTGTTGTTACTGTACCAGTATTTTCAGCCTTACCACTATCGGGTGTGTTTTCATCATCAACAGGTATTACATCAATTGTCTCAAGTGTGCCGGGTAACAGTACAAATCCGTCTTTATCCGGTGAATATCGCACACCGTTAAAAATAACTTCTTTATTTCCATTTACTTTATGCTTTACCATTGTTGCCATATATACCTTCCTTATGTACTATATAGCCGATAAAATAACCGGCTATATAGATTTGTTTATGAATGCTTAAAAATACCATGCTGTGCTGAATTGTTGTATTCAGATGTGTATTCACCAACTATCTGAAACTTTCTCGCATCGCCTGTTTTTGCAAGCTCCTCAGCAAAGAATGAACGATTTCTAAGTGGTTTTACCTGTACATCTGCTGTATTCAAAGCAAGAATCTCACCAACCGGAATATCACTATCAGTTTTAAGATCAACCTTTAAACCAATACCTGATAAATACTTGTCAACAAACTCTCCACGACCTCCATTACCATTTGTGATAATTATTTTATCTGCATGGAGTGCGTTAAACTTCTTATGAGATGTTGGATTCATCCACAAAGTAGTCGGCTTAAAGTTTTTTTTGTTAGCAAGATACTCTAAAAATGCATCAAGATTATCAGCCGAAAAGGTAGTTTGTGCAGGAACATAGCCATTAGCATTGATGTAATGACGAACGCCACCCATTAAACGACCAACACCACTATTGTTACCAGGGTCATACGCAATACCCATTAAGATAGCTCTGTTTAATTGGAATCTTAATCTCTCAAGTTTCTTTTCTGCCTGTCTTTTTACCTCATCTTTGAAATGACGCTGATCAATCACTGCAGCAGTTCCAGTTACATTGATATAATCAGTCATGATTTGAGTGTAATTTGTTCTTTCAACAGTAAGAACACGGTCAGAATCCTGATAATCAGAACCTTCCACACGTGAATTGTTGATAAACTTAACCTCTGAACCTGAAGCGTGATTTGCGTCACCGGTCACAATCGCAATCGTTATAACTTTTGTTTCTGTAACAATAGAAGATACCCTGTATAATGATAAATCAATTTGAAGTATCATATCAACCCTCAAAGAAGTAACATCATCAACGGTAATAGTACCGTCAGCCGCAGTATATGCAGCAGTCGTTTTACAACCGGTTGCAACCATCTTGTCATCATCCCATTTGTGGGTTGTTGAACCAATATCACTACCAAATTTAATTTCATTTAAAAATGGAGTTTGTGGAAGACTCATAAGTTTAAAAGCATCAGATAAACTGATAATCTTATTTTCAATATCGTACGAATTAGTACCGCCCATATTTTACCCCTTATTATTATATTCCATCAAAAGCACTTGAAATCGCTTCTGATGCTGATTTTGGCTGTTGGTTGTTCATTGAAGTTTGTGTATTAACATTCCTTGCACCACTGCCAATATTTACCGTTTCCATTACAGGAAACAGAGCCTTAAAATTAGTGAATGATGTTTTGTCGCTATTTGAAAGAATTCTAAATCCGTCTTCAAGTTTTGAAGTATCTGATTTATTACCCTCAAATATCCCCGGTACATTCTGACCTGTTTTATCATCAACATACGAAAAGTTGAGTTTTATTTTTATATCTTGAAGATTACCGTCTTTATCACGTACTTCCTCAAAATTCGCAACTTTTTTGTCAACAATGTAATCTGCAGCTAATTCAGGATTATTTACTTTCATTTTTCTAAGCGTCTCTGTTAATGCAGATTTTGAAAACTCATTAATATACTTTGCCTTGTAAGACTCAGAATCTTTTTTTATTTTCTCAATCTCATTCTTTGCAATCGCTTCTTTGTCTGAAAGTTGTTTTTCCAAATCTGCTATGATGTTTTTTGCAAGTTTCGCTTCTTTTGAATCAGCACTTACATTCTGCACTTGCTCTTGTAATTCGCTGATTTTATCTTTTAACGCCACTTTTTCCGGGTCATCATCCCCGTTTTCTGCTAAATCCTTTTTTGCTTTTTCAAGAGCTTTTTTGAAATTGTTATTATTCCATCTTTCTGCTCTGTCATAAGTAATAGTACCGGCTTTGTAGCCATCAAGTAATTCTTTTAATGTCATATAGACCCTCGTTATGAGTTATTTTTTGTGCTTTCGCACTCCCGGCAACGCCGTATATTGTAACTGGTTTATAAGAGACTCATGTTATTCATTATCAACTATGGGGCTTATTACAATATCTTTTATTTCATCAAGCTCTTTTTGATATTCTCCCCTTTCTTCTTTTGTGATAATATTTCCGTACCTTTGTTCTAAAACATCTTTTAAGATTATTTTTGTTGCTGTTAATGATTTACCCTCAAATAATACTTTAAGGTTTAATGCTTCCTCAATTTTTTCTTTTAATGCCCTTGTGTCAAAATCTTTCGGATATAAAGACATTTCATATTCTGTAAAATTATCATTTTCATATTTACAATATGTTTCTAATATCCAGTTTTCGAGATCTTCAAGTTGTTTTGAATATTTTTGTAAATTATTGGTTCTTTGTTCATTATCAATTTCTTTAGCGGTTCCTGATTGAGCATAGACATTATTTGAATCAAGATATTTTCCGACTTTTCTAAAAATCTCTTTTGTTATCCTGTCAATAACTTCAAGAATTGACATAACATTAACAAAATCAGTTTTTAATAGAGACGGTGCAATAAGACCTTTATTATAATATAAAGCATTATCATAAATTGACATTGGAGTTTTATTATTAGATTTTTGCTTTAATTCTTCATCGTTTTCGCTATAACTTAACTCTGTATCTCTTTGAATTAAAATAATTGGAAATATTACAGAAAAGAAATTTTCATCAATAAGAGAATACTGATTATAAACAGCTCTTTGTTGTAAAGCAATATCTTCATAAATTGTTTCTGGAACTGAATTATTATTGCTGTCAAATTGAGTAAAAAATCGAAAAGGAACGTAACCTAAATTATGAAAATTACTTTTTATTACAGGTTCAGTACTGTTATTACTAAATTCATAAGAAATCCATTGCGATTTAGTCCATAAAACATGCTTTTTAACTTCTTTTATGTCATCATAATTTGTATCATCAGTATAGGAATAATCCAATAAAACCCAGTTTAATGAATCAGAAAATGACCAATTTAATATTCTTTCAGGATAAAATATTTTAACTTGAGGAAATAACTTATATTTTTCTTTAATATCCTTATTAACATTTTTGGGGTCTTTAATTTCTAACATTTCAAGAGATGATATTGCGGGTCCTTCAATTAGAACTCCAATATTTGAATAACTCCCTTTGACTGCAATTTCATACATAACTGTATTAAGGCTTTTTTGACCACTTGCATTATTAATAAACCTTTTCATTATTCCGTTTTTATCTTTCTCTAAAGAATCTCTTCTTATATTTTTTGAAAAAATAGAATTAACAATCTCATTAACAATAGGTCCCATAAAATTTACAGGAAATGACCTATTTAATCTTGTTTTATATTTTTCTGTATTTTCATTAAAGTATTTAAATAAATTTTTAGTATTTCTATATTTAAACCCGCAATTATAGCTTTCCTGCATGAATTTTGCTGTTTCAACTATCTCTGAATAATTTTTATGTTTTGTTTCATATATTTTATCTTTCATATTTATACAATAAATCATTCAAACTATGGAAATCAACTTGATTTTCATAGTTTGAATGATTTATTCTAAATTTAAGGTGGTTATTATATGATTAAGAAGATTTTTGCAACATTTCTATTTATTTCAATTCTTTTCATTGTTGTTTCGGGTGTGTGTTTTTCAATCGACATTGTTAAATCAATAACCTATCCGACTCTTGAGTTTAGGCATTTCGCAATTATTGTTTTAGGAAAAGTCATTATCCTATTAACCAAATCAGTCATTTTTTGGACTGGTGGTTTAATAGTTGTTTCATCATTTCTTAATACAATTATAACTAAAATTAACGGTAAAAACAAATTGTATCACAAAGACAAGAGGTAATATATGCTTTTTACCATACCAGAACTTATTATGAACGGTGTCTCCCGGAATGATTATGCTGAAATAATTGAAGAAATGACAAAAGGTGTAACACCAGACCCTTTGGTGGATCCGTTTGTTTCTCTTGTTGAGTATTACCAAAACCGAGCTATGCGAATGATAAAAAAACGTATCACTGATTTAGAATATCAAAAAATTGTTGATAAAACAACCGGTGATTCTGATCTTGAAGATGATTTAAAAGATGCTGAATTGATGTTTACCCAAAGTTATATGATTGAAGCAAGGAAAAAGTTAAATGATGATGGATTTCAGGCTCAAAGTGAAGAGGGAATCTCAGTAACAAAAGAAATTGGTAATACAACAACCGGTGAGCTTCAAAGAAAGGCTTTAATACTTATCAGGAGGCATTATCAATGCTAACTGCAGCAGATAGGAAATTATTATACGACGATATCGAATATCAGTTTATTATCGGTCAAGGTGAAGAAAAAGGGGAGCTTGAACTTAGTACAATAGCAACCGGTAGAGGCTCAATTGTAATGGATAATGCAAGAACTCAAAATTTAAACGGTGGAGTAAATACTGTCCCGGTTTCTATACTGAGAACTAATGCAAATCTTCCTGCAAAAACAAGAGTTAAATTAAAAAGTGAAATTGAAATGTATGAAATAGATTTTTGCTATAAAAAAGCGTCAAGGTTAAGCGGAATATATCATTACTACATTACGAAGGTTTAAATGAAAGAAAATGAAGGAATAAATTATCAAGTCTATCTTGATAAAGAAGTAATTAAAAACATCTCAACAAAAGTCGGATTACTCGGCTTTAACAGGTTTGTTGAAGAAATTAAAAAAGAGGTTGTTAATTTCATACCACGAGATACTGATACATTAATCAATTCATCTTACATTGACCAATCAATTGACGGTTTAACGTATGTTTTTGGATATGGTGCACCGTATAACACTCATTTACCTATAAATAAAATAGCAGTGTATCAGCATGAGAACTCTCTTAATCATTATGGATTACCGGGAGTTTCAATGAGAATCGGTGTTGCAGGTGCAAGTTTACCGGGTAAAAAACATTGGCAACCCGGCGATAACAGTGACCGTGGCTTTGATAGTACCTTAAAGGCTCAATACAATCAATATTGGCAAGGTTATCGTGCAAAAAAAAGAGCTGGTCAATTATCACGATATAAATCACAGTTTTTAAAGCGAGCTCTTGAGGTTGTAAGCGGTATGAACATAAAAGATATTATCGGTGATATTAACATTGAAATCATAAATAACAAGTTAGATGATAAGTTAAAACTACCAAAAGGGGTCTTATAATGTATTCAGAAGAAAACGCAATCAGATCATTATTATCAAGAGAATTTCAAAGCAAAATAGCGGATAAAATACTGGTGAAAGTATATGAAAATAAAATATATCCAAAATTAGATGTTACCGGTAAGGCGTTATTTGATGCATATTATACGGTACAAGATGATTTTTATATCCTATCAAACACAATACCCGATGTTGATAAAAATGCGATTCAATCAATTATATTTAACTCCCGGTATTCTGCATGGTTTACTGAATTACCGCCGGAATCAGCAAGTACAAACGATATAAATATATCCGTATTACAAGATACATATAAAGACAATTTGCAAAATCCATTAATTGAACAAAAGTTAACTGTATTTATGTATGGTTCAACTGAATCATATATTGAAATGCTTTTTATATCAAGAATACTCAAGAAAATCATGATTACAAAATCAATGAGTGAAGATGATAGGACCGTAAAAGGTTATAAATTTCACAGGATTATTTCAAGCGGACCTATGAGTATGATACCGGACAATTACTTAGTTAATTTATTTGGTAAGTACTTTTATCTTAGGCAACTTAATTTTGAACTGGTTTATGAAGAAATATAAATTTTAATTTTTAAAGGAGATTTTAAGATGGTAAAGACAGTTGATATTGAATGTACTTTTGTTGAGCCGGGTACTCATAAGGTTATTATTACTCCATTATGGAATGGCGAAAATAGTATTGATGGGGCAGTTGGTGTTGGCGGTGTTGTAATTGGAAAAAATGAAATACCGGTAAGCGGTTTTCCTGAGAGCGAAACGGTTGCTTTAAGAAGGGCATTACGAAATTATGACCATGTGTATTTAAAAATTGGTTTAACCGATAAAACAAATTATCGAATCGTTAAAATGATTGAAACCGCAGGTGTTGCAACAAAATTTGTTGTATATCCACCGGTTCAAGCTGACGCTGTTGCTGATGATGTTATTAAGGTTGCCGGTAAAGACATTAAAATCGATATCGGTATGGTTGGAGAGGACGCAATCAAACTTGAAGGTACTATTGAAGTTATTGAACGAAAAGATGAAGCCGGTGCGACTCATTCAGAGTTTGTTAATCTTCAAGGTGTCAAGGGTACGGTTCCTGCTCTTACCATGACAAGAGAAAACTTTCTTTTAATTATGCCAAAATCGTTTTATGTTGTTAAAGACGGTGTTGTGTCATTCGCAATGGGCTTGAAAAAAGGTTTTCAGAAATCACCAAATGTAAGAGTTGAAATTCTTTCAAAAGATGACCCTGAAGATATGGAAAAAAGAATCTTCTTTGAAACTGCAATTATGTCATCTAAGGAATTTACGCTTTCACTCGGAAAAGATACGACAAAAGCGTTTCCTATCACTTTCTCATCCAATGGAAACAACCTTGTCTTGATTGGTGATGAAACCGCAACATACGCAACGGTATAACAGCCAGTTTTTAACGCAATGGGGCTTTATTGCCCCATTGTTTTTATAAGGAAATATGAAAAAAATAACATTTGATATATTAGACCTCTTTTTATTATGCATCTATTCGCTTGAGCCTGAGTTAAATGATGATACAATATTGTTTAAACAGAAAGATAAAAGGGTTTTTAAATACGCTGTAAGTAAACTCATGGATTTATTATACAAAAAAGAAAGAAAACCTTTTTTTCTATCCGGTTACATGAAAAAACTATCAACGATTTTAATTGAGACAAATGCAATTGAAATAATCAGAAAAATTGAAAAATACAATAATGAAATGCAAACCGGTAATAAAGAACCGGTAAAATCAAAAATTAAAAAATCAGACTTTATAAAATCGTATGTAAATAACTTTTGGAAACAATGGATTGTCTATCAATGGATCCCCGAAGAACAATTTTTAAAATCAATTTCATTTCTTGAATATGAAGAACTTATTGGGTGTTTTCGTGAAAAACAATTAGGTGAAAGAAGTAATTTTATTTCTGCTCTTGTGGTTGCAATTAGTTCTGCTTTCTCAAAGGAAGGTTTAGAGCAGGAAAAGAAAAATATTGAGGAAGAAAAGAAGAAGATTGAAGAAATTACATTTGATCGTCAAGCATATCAGAATAAAATAGTTGGTGGGGGAAAATAATGAGCGGTAATTTAAAGATTGGTGGTGTAAGTGTAGAGTTTGCAATCGAAGATAAAACTTTTCAGGCTAAATTAAATAAGCTCGGTGGTGATATGCAAAAGTTCACATCCACAATGAAAAATAATATGGGTATGAATAGCTTTGTCAAACAACTCAAAGAAATAAATAACCCGGCAGATAAAACCACAAAAACAATTAAGGCATTAGAAGATCAATTAACGAGATATCAGGCACAGGCAAGGAAAAGCGGAGCCCCTATCAATAAGGATAAAATCGAAGAAGCAAAAAAATTAATCGATCAGTATAAAAATAAACTTATTGAAGCAGAAAAAGCACAAAGTAACCTCAATAAAAAATCTACCGTATTTGATGCACTCGGTAAAAAAATAAAAGGTTTTGCACTTATGGCAGGCGGTGCAATTGCAGCCGCTTTTAGTATTAAGGCACTTGCCGATTTTGCTAAGAAGTCAATACAGACAGCTTCTCAATTTGAGCAGTTTACGACACAATTTGAGGTTATGACCGGCTCGGCAATGGAAGCAGCAAAAATTATTGAACGTCTTGAAAAACAAGCAGCTGCAACCCCTTTTGAGATGTCTCAACTGGCAAGCGGTACTCAAAAGTTAATGGCATTTGGTCTGCAATCAGATGAAGCAATTACTTCGCTTATGAGACTTGGCGATATTGCAGGCGGAAATGCTCAAAAACTTGAAACATTAACGCTTTCTTTCGGGAAAATGTCAGCAAAAGGAAAAGCTGATCTTGAAGCTCTTAATATGATGATTGAAGCAGGTGTTCCTATTCTTGATACTTTGGCGGACGGTTATAAAGTTTCAAAAGATGAACTTTTTAAAATGATTTCAGCCGGTAAGGTGTCTTTTAAAGATATAAATGATTCTGTTATTAAAATGACAAGCTCTGGCGGTCAGTATTTTAATATGATGGCAAAGCAGGCAGAGACACTGCAAGGTTTATCCTCAACATTAAAAGACAATTGGTCTCTTTTGGGGAAAGATATATTTGAAGGTGCTGTACCTTATATTAAGAATTTTCAAAAATCATTAATTGGTATTATTGAGAAAACAAGGGAATTATTTAACACTCCACAAGATTATATTGAAAAGGGTGGATTATCAACAGACTTAGAATCATTAAATATTGATTCTTTGATGACAACGTATGATAGACTATCAAAAAAAATAAATCTTACCAATGACGAAAAAAAGCAATTTAAAGAGATTCAGGATGAATTGATTTTAAAAATGCCTGATTTAAAAGATATTATTGATAACGAAACCGGTGCTTTAAATACAAATAGTATAGCGTGGAAAAATAAATTTACAAATGCAAAAATTGAATCAGCTAAAGCACAAAAAGAAATGAGTGATCAGTTAATTAAATTATCAGAAAATTATTCTCAAACAATTTCAAATAATGCAAAACAGATACTAATTGATATGATTCCATTTATAGAAGTTGTAGACGAATTTAAACTAAGTGGAAAAGTATTAGAATCTATTAGTGATTCAGCGGTGGGAAATGTTAATAATTTAAGTAAAGATCAATTTAATGTATATAAAGATGTTATTAAGGATTTATCAAAAGTAAAAGATTTAGAATCTCAAATTATTATTTTAGAAAAAGCAAAATCTGATTTTTCAATTATGCAAGAATCAGCAAGAGGTAAAGAGCTTTTATCAATATCAAATATTAAAAACGCATATAGTGATCAAATTGCAGTTTTATCAAAATTTAAAGAAAATCAAAATGATATTGTAGATTCAGCAGCAAAAACAATTATTGAAATGCGAAAGACAAAAAATATCAATGAATCTGATATAAGGGCAATGTTTACTAAAGTAAAACATGGAAATCAACTTTATGTTAATGCCACATTCAGAGTAAAAGCAATGGAAGAGGAATCAAAAATCCAAAGTGAAGTTTTATCAAAACAAAAAGAACAAATGGCTATTGAAGAAGCAAGAAAACAAAAGGCAGAAGCAGATAAAAAATATTGGGATAAACAAAAAGAATTACAAGACGCTCTTTTAAAACTTCAAAAGGGGTTAAATGATGAACTTGGAAAAACTAACACATTTCTTGACCCGATAGCACAAAAAATGCAGGAATGGAAAGATGCTATAAATAAAATAGTTGGTAATAAAAATTTATCGAAAGCAAATAAAAGTATAATTAATGAAATTAATGACGCAATTAATGAATATGAAAAAATATTAAGAGAACTTGAAAAAATAGATAAATTTCGTCAAGAATACTCAGGACGTCAAGAAAAATATGACAATTTAGAATCGGCTTCGGGAGAAAACACTTCAACAAAAAGAGATGGGAAAACCGCATTTAGTACAGCTCCATTTATGAAGGCATGGACTGATTTTTGGAAAGACCCCAATATTAAAAATGAAATGATTAATTCTATAGTTTCCGCAGTTGGTCAAGGTGTAAGTGATGGCTATCAATTACAATCAGAAGATTTACAAAAACAGTATGAAAATAAAATTATCAATGCCAAAAATAGTGGAAACGATTCTGAAGTCTCAAAATTAGAAAAAGAGCGTGATACAAAAAATGAAGAACTTCAAAAAGAATCTAAGATGGCTGAAAAAGGGGTTTCAATTGTTACAACAGCAATAACAAGTTTTACAACTGAATTGAGCAGTTCCGGGAATGTTTGGATTGCATTGATTAAAATGTTTGTAAGTTTGTTTCAATTTATAATAAAAGACATTACAAAATACTCAAAGACTTTTGGGCGAATGTTTGCTTGGATAGGAATATTTTTTGAATTTATCGGTAAATTTGTTGGGATAATTGCTGAACTTGTTACGCAATTAACCGGTGGAGGAATAATATTACAACTTATATTTAGTCTTTTTGAAATGCTTTCACCAATATTAGAAATGTTTGGATATTTAGTGAATATAATGTTAACCCCGTTTCAATGGTTAATTGATAGAATATCAGAGTTTTCAAAATGGATTGCTAACACATTAAGATCTTTTGGAGTATCTGTCGGTATGATTGAAGATGTTCCAATGTTAAATGAAAAAACTGCAACTCAAACAAACGATAAAACAGCACATGAATTATTGCAAGAACAATTAAATATTCAGGAATCGCAGCTTGATAAACTCAAGTCTTTAAAGTCAAATATTGAAAAGATATATGATATTCAAAAAAGACTTATTGAAATGGAAGCAAGACTGGGATAAAGAAATAAATATTAAATTGTATTCCGGGCTTCTTTCTTCAATGCAAACAAACGGTTCAACATTTGGCGGTTTTGATTTTTCATTGTATCAAAAACTATTAAATCCTGACGGTTCTGTAAATGCTAACCTCGGAGCACAATTATTAAAAAGACTTAGTACTGACCAACTCGATAAAGGTAAAATATTCGATCAGAATGCACTCGCTCAATTATCTTCTCTTATTGAAAATCTAATATCTAATCAAGAGTTTGATACAAGTTATGCAGAAGAAAAGGTATCACTTGAAAATGATTATGTCGAAGCACAGAATAATCTGAATGGCCTTATGATTGAAATGGGTTACACAGTTGAGGATTTAGGAAGTGCTTTGTATGGTTTAATCGATGGGGTAAGAAAAACATCATTTAAAGATTTTGAAACAAAATTAAATAATTCAATGAATCAGGTTATTGTATTTCAAGAAAAAATATTAACAGAATCAGGAGAATGGATTGACGGTGTTCTTTTGGATGCAAGCGGTAAAATAACCGGCGTATTAACAGGCTTTCAATCCGGTGTTGGCGGAATTATAACTGGTCTTGACGGCAAGGTAAAGCCTGCCAATACATCGCTTGGTTTTTTTAAAGAGAAAACAGATGGTACATTAGTGCCACTCGGTAATTTATCAACAAAATCAGGCGAAGCCTCAAACGCAATTGCGGGATTAGATATCGCAGGATTTCAAACAAAATTAAATGACCTTAAAATTCCAACTTTCCCAGCAATAAACCCGCCTGATTTTAGTGTTTTAGAATCTAACATTAGGTCATTATCAAGCACAATCGCAAGCACTCGACAAGAGATTTATGATAAGAGTGATGAAGGGAAAAGAGCAAAGGCAAAAACTGCATGGGATACCGCTTATTCTCAAGCAAAGATATATTTTAACGAATCAGTAAGACAGGCAATGAATTCTGGAAAAACACCACCTGCTTGGATTAACTTTGGTGTAAATGTACCAGGATTTAAAACATATACTACTATGCAAGAAACGACCTTCATAAATGAAAATTGGCAGAAATTCCATGATGGGGGGTATGTATCAAATGAATCTTATAAACCGAGTAAATATCAACAGGCTATGAATAGCTTAAAGTCTTATGAACTCCCGGCTGTTTTGAAAAATAAAGAGTTTGTGATCAATGACAAAGCAGTTGAATCTATCGGCCGAGGTACGCTTGATTTTATGAATAATACCGGCAAAGTACCTTCTGGTTCAAGTAGTTATTCTTTCGGTGACATAAATATCAATGCAAATGATATGTTTCAATTTGCAGAACAAATGCAAAAGGCAATGAAAGAACGTGGTTTTAAATTTATGATAGAAAGGACTTAGCATGATAAAAATAGATTATAATTTTAGAGATACTTTCTCTCCTCAGACATCAATAAGTAATTCACTTACGAATGGAGCAGTCCCGGTAACAGGTACTTTGATTGAAAATAAGAAATTTTATAACATAACTGATGTTATTTATACGCTTGCAATATCACAAAATGTAACCTTTAGAAATTGTTTATTTTATAATTGTTATAAAATATTTTATTGTACTGGAACATTTACCAATTCAGTGACATTCGATAAATGCACTTTCTCTGATTGTGTTTATATTACTGATAGCACAAATAGCAACCTGTCAATTGGGTTTACTTCATGTATAATTTATAATACACCTTATATTGTTAGTTCAAAGGTTATTACCGTAACAAATTGTATTTATACGCCTTTTTTTGGTTCAACAGTAACATATTCAGGTTCTAAAATAGTTAATCCTTTATTTTTAACAGATTTTATTCTTATGTCAAAATCAAGAGGGTATGATTACGATTCACCGGCTTTACTTGAGCAAAATGCAGGTTGGACAAAAGATGCAGGTTGTTGGAATGAAACAAGAGGCGTTGCAACAGAATCGTATGATACCATTGATATTGAATTGATTTGTGATGGGTATAAAAAATCGAATATTCTTACCGGATATAAAAAATATCAGAATGAAAATGGCGAACTAATTCAAGTATGGAATACAGGGAAGGAACAAAGAACTTTATCAATGACATGGTCAAGTAATGTTCTTTCCGAAACGGAAATGATTCAATATCTTGAAATGGTAAAAGCAAAAGACTGTAAAATAAAGTTTTATCCGGATAGCAATAATCTATCACGTTATGTTGAGGGTATTCTTGTTAAATCAGAATCAACAGATTATTCAAAAGAAAGAAATATGTTTTTTGAAAATTATAATGAAGATGCAGGCTATTTCAATGTTGGTTTTAATAACATCAATGTATCAATTCTTGTCGTGGCGGAGGTCGGCGAATGGCGGTTTTAAAATACGGTAATGATATAATTAAGCATTTATCAATTAATAACTTTACGACTCGATCACCACTTAATAATTCAATAGTACGAGTGAAAATTGATTTACCGAGAACTAAAAGCAATGAAATATTGATACAAAGACCGTATCGCTCTTTTGTTATTGAACGTAATGATAAAAGTTTTTATTATTTCATTTTCGGGAATCCTACACTTTCAAAAGATACAATCACAATTGAATTAAATAGTGAACTATACAACAAACTTGATGATGATATTGATTTTAATGTTATAATCAATAATGACAATCCAATTATTGCCATTCAATTAATACTTGATAATTTTTCTATACCGTATGATACTTATAGTTTATATAGTGCTTTTGAATGGTGTAAATTGCATGAAATAAAACAAGATATTGGATATGCAAAAGAAGTAATGACCATCAAAGCAGGGATTTTTATTGATGAAATTCTCAACAGAATAGGAATGAAACTTGTTTTTGATATAGAAAAAAGCCGAGTAATAATTTGTAATTTGTTAGATGATTATTACCAATCAGGTTATATGTTTGATGCAAATCTTATTGACCCCGCAACATCAAAAGAAAAAGAAACAACTACTTTCTTTAATGATTTCAATATAGGAGTTTACCCGATTTTATCAGCCCGATCAGTTCATGAATATGAATATGAAGTAAGTTTTTTAAACGGGTCTTCGTATTTCCATCAAACATTATTAAAATGTGAAGACCCAACATATCCGGCAACACTTCCTGTTATTTTAAATCGTGACTGGCTTGTTAATGATGTTTATTTCTATAATGGTTCAAAAGGGATATTAACAGGAAATAAACGATTATTTTCATCGGGTCTTGAAGATTTAACATTACAAAGAATAGCAACATCCAAAGGATTATACGACAATATCATAAATTCATGGAAAGATACGGTAATGAATAACGAGTCAGGAATCATTCGGTTTACAAATTTTACCGGTACATATTTTATTGGCAATAAAGTTATTCAGAAACAATATAAAAAACGCAATGAAAAAGAATTTAACTACCCTTATGAGACATTTAACAATGTTGGCGATATCGTGTCGCTATCAAATGATAACCGCAGTTTTAGAATAACATCAAAGATATATGACTCAAACTTATTAACAGCAAATTACATTTTGGAGGAGGTTTTATGAGTTTAGAAAGTCCTGATACAAGTACACAACTAAAAAATACAACAATACAATTATCACAACAAGGTACTTCTTTTATAAACGGAGAAATGACTCAAGGATATAATAACAGTAAAATATCAAATGATATTGGAACGACAAATGATAAGTTGATGATAAAAAAACAAATGAAAGACGGTTATTACCCTGAACGTGGTGATATTATATATGATGAAGACGGTTATGCTGTTGTTGGTTGGGGTGATGGTGGACATGTTTTTAATGTTACTCGTAATGATTTAAATTTTTCAATAGAAAATGAATATAATTATCTTAAACTTGATGTAGGTTTTGAAATACTATCTATATCAGTTAACAATTCATTGTCAATAATATATGTACTCAGAAATGGGGTTATCGTAAAAAGAAAAGACGTTACAATTATGATTTTTAATATATTACTAATCGATAATAAAATTTATGCTTTTAACTCTTTATCAAGTGGATATGGATATTATGAATTAATGAATGTAACAAATGATCTTGAAATATCAATTGTATATAGCGGTATAAATGTTGGTCCATATTGGGCAGGCAGCACTGAATTTTTTTCTAAAAATATAAATTCTGGTGATTTAATATATTATGAATCAGGATATGTATATTTTAAGAAAAGGAACAATTCTACGCAATCTGTTGGAAATTTTGGAAGGTATGCGAGTGATGTGTTATTTGATCATGATGAAAAAAATAAAACAGGATATTTTATAATATTTAATTACCCAGATATTAAAGAATACGAATATGAAATTATTGATGTTTCAGATAATTATATAATACAAATAATTAATACAAATACTATTACTATATCTGAATCACCAATTCAATATGGGATAAAATTATTTATTAAAGATAATACTGTTTATTACATCCGAGAATATAATAATACAATATATGTATATAAGAAAAATAAATTATCTCAAAATTTACCAACTTTGTTTTCATCTTTTGTATTAGACAATATTTATGGTTCATACAGAAAATCATTTACAGATAATATGGCTTTATATGCATATAAAAATAATTCAGGAAATATTATAACTTTAAAATCTATCGATATTTTTTCTGGCACATCAGAAACAAAACATTATGACCCGTCAGACTCAATAAGTATTAAAGCAATTTCAAGAATGATGAGTAATAATAAAATGTTGATTTTTAATAATACAAAAGAATTAGAATTGAAAACTTTCCCTACAACCACCACCAGATTAGGTCCATGCTTAGATTATAACACCGATACAAAAGAGGTCACAATGTTGATTGAGGGTATTGATGACTCTCATACAGGATTGATTGTCAATGTTGATTATTATGTTGATAATTACGGTAAATTAACGCTTGATGTAACAGACCAGTATTATGGTAAAGCATTAAGGAGCAATAGGATAGCGTGGTTGAATCAGAAACTAATTGAAGCACTTGGAGGGAAGTTTGACAAAACTGGTGGAAACATAACAGGTGCTGTTTTATTTGAGTCATCTTTAGGTGTAACTGCATTTTTTGATAATTATGGTGATAATGTTACTGCGAATGGTTGTATTGCGAGAAAATCAAGAGGAACAAAAGAAATACCATTACCTCCTCTAAATAATGATTTATTAGGTGTTTTCGGAGCTCGTTCTTATAATGGCACTAATTTTTATTCTTATTCTAATGCTTATTTAGCTTTTTATGCTACAGAAACGCACAGTACAACAAATGCAGGAGTAAGAGCTTCAATATTCGTAACGAAAACAGGAACAAATACACCTTTTAGTGCGATTGATATAGAAAATTCTGGTAATATAACATTTAATAAATATGTAAAATTCGGTAGTGATGCACCGTCTATAAAAACAAAGGAATTATCAGGATTTACCGGAATTAATAACAGTACAAGCAGAATTACAACAATATCTCATGGTATTTCAAGTTATACAAAAATAATTGGTGTTTCAATTCACGTTAAAAGAAGCGGATCCAATCAAATGTTTCCACAATCTTACGAAGATTTAACCAGTGATTTTGCATATTATTTTAGCTACAACTACACAGATACAGTAATAAACATATATCTTAAAACAAGTGCAGGTGCAAATATTATAAATCAAGCATTACAAATATTAATTACATACAAGGAGTAATAAAATATGGCAATTAAATACAATTATGAAATAATAGAAGGACTTTTTACAGATTCTTATCTTAAAATTAACGATTATTCGATCAATTCTCAGTTACAAAAAGAGAATGACGAAGATCAAGGTGTTAAAATATTTATATGTTCATGTAATATTATTCTAATGGATATGAAAAAAACAAAAAATATTACATCAATAAACGAAATATTTAAGATTGAAAATATCGACACATTTACACTTGAAACTGCATATAAAATGATAAATAATAAATATCCTGGAGATATTATATAATAAAGTTAAAGGAAAATTAGTCGATATTAAATTTGGTACAAATTCGGTACAAATTAGGACTAGTCTTTTTGATAAAGAAAATTATAACTATATTGAAGAAAGTATATGTTTTTTCGCTTTTTCGCTTCCGACCACCGGCAGTTTTCATTAATATCAAAGCGTCTTTATACAGACAGTTTACACAATTATCAACAAAGATTAAAAAACAAATCATGGGTTCACGAATGTGATAATGGAGATATTCTTTATGGGAACAAATAGTTTCTTTTTGGGAAAAATCAATAGACCTCATGAAGATCCCATTGAAAGAGCAAAAATTATACTTTGCTTCAAATTTACCTATATGTATTTGTTTATTAATATATTATCACTTCCTGTTTGTTTATTCTTTTTTAGACCGGATATTCTTGTGGTCATGCTACTTAGTTTAGTATTAAGTGGTTCGGCTTTAGCAATTATGGTCTTTCGTAATGGGTATAAGACTGCAGTGATGTTTCTTGCAATTGCATCGCTTATAAGTTCAATAGGCAGCAGTGTATTTTCTTCTTTCAGTTTATCAATAATACTTTTTTTATGGCCGGTTTTATTAACCGTTTTTATCAATTATGTCGCAGATAATAAAGCAACTTTAGTGTATATAACTCTTTTCGCAATTTCAGTCACTGCGCTATCGATTATCCGTGCTTTAGAGATTTTCCCTGTTAATTCAGTTGATGAAAGGCATATTACCTATACGACCGGACCGGTAATGATTATAGCTTCAGTATTTCTCTATTCATTTCTTTCGATTTATAATAAAACAAAAAATCAGGCACTTACTTCGCAGATCAGTTCCGATGAAAAAAAAGAAAATGTTCTTCATATCGTTGCTCATGATTTACGTAATTCACTCGGCGCCGGCATTGGCAGTATTACATTAGTGAACATGGCACTTGAAAAAAATGATATTTACGACGCAAAACAAAGTTTGCAGTTGCTTAAAAATAGTTATGATGACACCGTTTCAATTGTGAATGATATGCTTGACGCAGGTGCGGTAAAAAATGATTCTGAGACAATGTGTATTACTTCAACTGATATTGCATTACTACTACAAAATATCGTTGATCAATATAAACCTATG